GTCTTGTTTTTTTGGCTATCTTTTTAGGTTGTTTACTGTGTTGTTTACCCGCCGCTGTGTCTTTTCTTTTCTTACGGGTTGTTGCAGCGTACTCTTTGGAAGACAACGACTTTATAGCTTTCTCAGGTAAGTAACGCTCTCCAGTGGCTTTTGAGCCTTGAGTGCTGGGCTTACCTGACTTTGTACGCCACTTTTGTTGAGTCCACTTTTTTAATGACTTCTGTGGTTTCTTTAGACCAGCCATTACTTTTTACCTTTCACTTTCTTTTGTGCAGTCTTGCTCAAATCTTTAAAGTGAAACAGGCGTTGGCTTGTTTTGGTATGGGACTTGTTTGTGTGCAACTCGCCATTAGGCATCTTGTGTGTATTACCTTTCCACTCCTTCCCTGCCTTTGTGTAGTGTGGTACTCCTTTCATCGGTATCCTCCGCCCTTGGCTTTGTACTCTTTGGCGAGCATCTGGGCTTTACGCGCAGACCACTGTCCCGGCTTACCACCTTTTCCACCCGCCTTAATCTTGTTGAATAAGTTTTTACGCATGGTGGGCTTTGTATAGTTTCCAGCTTCATTTACTCTTGACTTAGATTTTTTTGTAGCCATTAGTACCCCGTTACTGTGTCCAAAACTTCATGGTCATCTATTTCAAAGTCGTATGTGTACGCTATCTTAGCCAACTGGTCTATGTAAGCTAATGCGTCCACAAGGTCATCATGTGTCAGTGGGTCAGGAAATTGAAACAACTGGTCTAAGAACCGACTGTTCCATTCACCTTTGGATAAGGTAATGAAACCATTTTCAAACCTGCCCTGTAGCGCCCACATGACTCTATCAGTCTTCTTTTTGTTTCCATGGGTCAACTCATCAACCCTAAAGAACATCCCGTACCGCTTCATCATGTCCGTTAACGGGGACATAACAGCCTGTCTAGCGATACCTTTCTCTATCCCTATGCCTATGGGCCTGTAGTCCCTGACAACCTCAAATATCTTTCTGGCTGTCTCAGACAACTCCCAGCGCCCATGCACTATGTTTTCTACATGCCAATGCCCATTGTCATTGACCTTAACAACCGCTATGGCTGTCTCGTCCAGTTTACTGTTCTTAGTACGCTGTTTGTTTACTTCCTCAAAGCCAGCTAAGTCAATGGCTATGTAGTAGTCACCGTATTCAGGAGTTTCGCCAAACTTGACCCAATCCTCCTTGAACATCTCAGAACCTCTGGCTTCAAAGGACGCCATGAACTCCTGTCTAAACGCATAGCTGGACATACTCTTTTTAGCTACGTTTATCTCATCCTCATCCAACAAAGGATTGTCATAGCTTGTAAAGTGCCACGCTCTGTACGTTGGGTCATCCTCTAACTCAGCGTACTGATACAACTCATAAAAGTGATTACGTCCCATTGGCGTACCAATGAACAACGCATTCCCCTTTTGGTCAGCTAAGGCTGGCCTAAGAATCTGCTCAAATACTTCAGGCTTCATGTCTGCGTATTCGTCCATGACCAGAAACTTCAAGGACACACCACGCATAGTCTCTGGCCTGTCCGCGCCTTTCAACGATATGGTAGCACCATTGATTAGCTTTATCTGTAGATTGTTGATGTGGCTGGACACAATCACTGGATTCCCCAGTTCAAGCAGTGTCTGCCACATGATGTCTCTGGCCTGTCCTTGGGTTGGTGCTACATAAAACACATTCCCCTTACTGGACTCCAAGGCATTGACAATCAACAACCATGCCGCTAGTCTGGACTTACCAGTACGTCTACCAGCAGCGACAATCTTAAACCTTGTGGTATCTCCCCAGACTTCTTGTTGCCAAGGGAGTAACTCTATGTTTAGGTCAGTCATAAACCCTTAAAGTTCCTATAACCCAGACACATCAATATGACCACACAACAGGACTAGAGTCTCTAGTGTCGACATGCACAAAGCTCTTAGCGACACCTATCCCGTTAAATCCCATAATCATAGCAGCCTTAATAATCTTATGACGCTGTTGGCCACTGGAAGTCTTAATGTCCGCAGCTATGCCTTGGGCATGAGTCCCCGGCCTAGTTTTCTTAGCTTCTATGGAATGCTTAGGAGACCTATAGCCACTGGTGATTACAAAAGGAAAACCACAGGCTTCCCTTAGCTCATCCAGCTTCATAACAAACTCTGGGTCTATCTCATTCTCACCAGTTTCTTGACACTTAAAGTCATCTAACTTGAAGTATTTATATATCACTTTCCGTGTACTCCCCCTCCAGCGTTGCTGACGCTCCTTCAATGGTATTGTTTTCACTTGGGTCAGAGACACTTGTGGCGACTTGCCCAACACCTGAGATAGTAATTGACACAGACTGTCTCCCACTGGCTGAATCCTTTTCAAAATAACTTAATGGCAGCATCCTGTCCATGACTAGTTTCCATGCTGCTGCTTGGTTTTTATGGTCATCGTTAAGAGCAGCATTAAAGATACTTTCCAGAACTTTGTTAGATTTAGGTGAAGCAAGCATTCTAGCCTTATATTCATTAATAATGCTAGCGTCACCCTTTGGCCGCCCTACTTTACCCCTGTTTCCAGCGGTTTTAGAGACTACATCAGTCTTCTTTGGTCTCCCTCTTTTACGTTTAGGTTGATCCATAAAGTATTTACCTTAGTACCTAAGAATACTTTTTGATTATAGCATATTTTTGTCTAAAAGTCAAGCATTATTTTAGATTATTTAGTTATAACAGCACTCCTTTTAGTGCTCTTTTGGTAAATTTATGTTTTCTTTTGGATACAAGAGGTTACTGGAGAGGACTATTGGTTAATTTGACCTAATTTTGGTCTATTTTGTATGTCAGCGGGTACTATAATAATACAACAGAGCGTCAGCCCTCCCCCGTCCCTCAAGTTTACCCCAGCCCCTTGAGGTTGTCAAGTGAAAGTTACTCAAGACAACATGAGAATAATTCATTTGACTTCTCAAGCATTCTATGGTAGGCCTTGGGGTTGTCGCGCTACCACAGTTTACCTGAGAATGCAAGAGAAAAACTTGAGAAAAACTGTTGACAAAGTGTTGAAAGTGTGAGTCACTATAGTACCCTTTAGACCCTCTAGCATACTCAAGCAACCATTGCAAGTGAATTATATTCAAGTCACCCTCAAGCAACATGAAAATCTTTCACTGTACAAGTTTGCTTGTGTCTATATAATGGTAGCCGTCAAGACAACAAACGGAGACAAAAACAAAATGAAACTAACTGAAAGAAAAAGAGTAGCAAGCCTAGCCCCTGAATACGTCGCCAAGGTTAAGCAAGCCCAACAGATAGTAAAGCACCCTTTCAAAGTTTGCTTAAACCCTGACGGAATGACGGACGCAGAAGCGCGCCAGATACTCAGAGAGTTTGCAGCACTCTAAGGAGTGTTCTATTGTTGCCCATTGACACCAGTGGGCAACTGTGGAAACATTTGCACTCATTAACGGAAACAACCTAGAAGGTAAAACAATGTCAAAACTTAACGGCCCAAAACTCAAACCAAAAGCATTACCCAAATTAACCGGCGTGGTGCTGTACGATGGCCCTAGTGTCTTAGACAACAAGCCGATAGTGGTAGTTGCTACACTTAACAGTTCAAACGTCAAAACTGGCAACATGGTTCAAACGTGGATTATTCGCAGTGATATAAAGCCCTTGGCTGCTTTGGATACTGGTGAGGATTACTCTATATGCGGCTCCTGCCCACATAGGAAGCGCACTTGCTATGTCAATGTAGGACAGGCACCAAGCCGCGTGTACGATACGTACAAAGCAGGCAAATATCCAACCTTCGATGCTACATTGCACGCTGGCCTGTTTATGGGTCGCAAGGTACGCTTAGGGGCCTATGGTGACCCAGCAGCAGCACCATTTGAAGTAATGCAACAAGTAGCGGCGCTTTGTATTGGTCACACTGGCTACACTCACCAGATAGCACACAAGGCCTTTGACAAGCGTTTTTTAACCTTGTGCATGGTTAGTGCAGATTCACCCAAGCAAGCGGCAAAATACCAAGCATTAGGCGCTAAGACTTTCCGCGTTGCTATGGCTGGCGATAGTTTAGCCGATGGCGAAATTGAATGCTTAGCGGATAGCCAAGGCTTGCAGTGCCACGAATGCGGCTTGTGTGATGGACAGCGCCAGAATGTAGCCATTACCGTACACGGCAAAGGTGCCAGCAAATTCAAAACATCATTAATTCCATTACTTGAGGTAGCATAGATGTACGCACTACTTATAAACAACAAGCTAAACGCGACAGGTACACGCGCACAAATGCTTGCAAAATTGAACTGGTACCGACAGAATACTGGCAGTAAGAATTGGCAAATTAAAAACATAGGGAGTATTTAACAATGGACAACGAAACAATACACTGGTATCACTACGCACTGGCTATTATATTGCTAGCGGCGCTGGCGGTAGATTGGGAAGCAACAGCCGCAATGTGGGGGTTATAAAATGTTTGACCATGTAAACTTTGAAGTTAAAAATGTACCAGTGCCAACGGTGTGGGATGTTGTGGTGTATTCTTTTGAGACTAACGGCACCACGCACAGCGCGGACACATTAACCGATAACCAATACAGCGCCCTTGTGGGCTTAGTGTTTGAACAATACAACGACGGGAAATTAAAACTATGAAAACAGTAGCAGACATTGCAAAGCACGCGAACATGGAAGAAAAGACGCTAAGGAAGTACATGGCCGACTTCGCCCCTTTTCACTTTATGTATGAAGATATAGAGGAAGGAATATACAAAACCGTGTACACTGACGGTGACGGTGGGCTAATGCTCTTTGAGGGATACTGCGAAACATTCGAGGAACAGGGAGTGTCGATGCGCCTTATAGATTGCACTTATTGTGATATATCCTATAGCCTAATGGCTACAATCATGCAAGAATTAGAAGAAGCTAGTAACTCAGAGGATTTTGAATGATGGACTTACTCAATACATTAGGCAGCAGCCTATACCCTAGCGGCATGATTGACCGTGCAGATAGCGACGAAAGTAACCCAAGGTGCCCTTGGAATCAACCGGAGGAACCGGAGCTTACGGATTATGTCGTGACCATGACAGT